ATCAATCTTTGGTAGTTTATGATATGGTAAATCTTCAGCACCACATCTCCATATCTGAACTTTTTTAGGTTTAGATAGAAGTTTATTATATGAACTTATCTGTTCTTGATATCTTTGATAAGTGTTAGGATTAGGATCGCAACCATAATATTCTTCGGCATCAGAAGCAAAGAAACCTGCAAGTCTATCGCCCCAACCACAACTCGTATCTAATACAGTTTTAGCATTTGTCATATCGTAGATTGCTTTTGCAACCACTGGTTTAAATTGTGTTGCAATATAAGTGCCTAATCTAAATGCTGATATATAACTTTTTTCTGATAGTTCGCCACCTACTAATTTTTCTGTTTCTGAACCACCTACAACTGCTCTAGTATTTTGTTTTTTTACACCATTAATACCACGCCATATAGGACCTAGACATTTCCATATGTCTTTTGCTGTACCATTTTCCCAAACTTCTTTTGGTGCTCTAAATCCATAACTACTACATTCTAATCTTAAATCTTGCATGAAGTAATTACTTACATCATTGTGGGTACTAGGTGCATTTATCAAACCAAGACCATAATTACTATATGGATATTTGTAATCATCATATTTTTCAAACACTTCTTTTTGAACTTGATCTTTTGGTATGCAAATTTTACTAGTATCAAATTTTTGCAACTCATAGAAACAATTTCTCATATCATCTTTTGTTATTTCTTTGAGTGGAAATACAGGTCTTTCGTTTGCTATATACTCTGAAAGTGTATCTCTAAAAGTATCACGGCCATATACCTCGTTTATGTGTTCAAATAACTTATTGTCTAGAACAACTAATTTATCGTCTCTAGCGGCGGCTATCAGACGATCATATAGTGATTTATCGTAGTTTTCTAACATATTACTTTTTATTCTTATAATACCAATATAGTTTCACATACCATTCAAAACATCTAGGATAGTGTTCTGGATTAGGTAAATCAGGAAACATTTCTATAAACTCTTTTATTTCTTCATCGGTCATTTCTTAAACATCTTAGACACTGCCTTTATAGGATTTCGTAAACCCTCATAAACTTGCCATATCTTATCAATGTGTGTGTCTAATTTTTTGTGTAGTTTTATTGTATCTGATTCAATTCTATATACCGTTTTCTCTATTTGGTCTAATTGTTTTTTTAGTTGTTCTATGTCTTTGCTCATTTTAAAAAAAGTTATCTAGTGTTGCTTGTTTCTCAAAATTCCAGTTAATTGCATTTACAATAAATCGTAGTGGTTCTAAAAATGATTTATCAAACTGCTCATCATAATCAATAAAATCATGTAAGTTAAATTCTTTTGGCAATCTTGCAGGAAAAGATATGACCTTTTCTCTTAGTGGATTAGGTTCTTTTAAAACAATAAACTTAATCTTATCGCCCTCTTGTATTTGTTCATACTTAACTAAACTTTTTTTCTTTAACATATTATTATATAATAAAGCACCTTTTACATGAATCGGTGTTGACTTTTGATAAATGTCAGTTGATGAAGAATACTTTTTTAAATTATTACAAGAACGAGGATAGGCTATTTGTTCTGGTCTTAATTTTCTAAAATGATTTCTAAACTCATCAATAAATTGTATCAAAGAACTTTCATCTTTGTTCATAATTACTTTCAACGCTTCTTTGATCTTTACACGACAAGGGGCAGGTGTAGAACTCTTAACAGCTTCAATGCCCATAATTTTTAGTTTAGGTTCTTTCAGATCAACACCTTCTTCATTATAAACATTTAAGATATATCTTTTCTTAGCAGTCCATATACCTTTGTTAGCAATCACTTCTCGTTTCATCACCATTTTATTTTCATATGCGTTTGTATATTTAGCAAGTTTTTCATAACTACGATCAATTTCTTTTTGTAGTTTTTCTTCACAAAATTTATCTAGAACTTTTACAATCTTTCTTATATCAGATTTATCTTTAAATATTTTATCTACAACTGCACCAAGTTTTACATAGATAGAATCTGTATCAGAGGCAACAACATAAGAAACATTTTTAGTTTTCATTAGGTCATTTAAATATTTGTTTACATCTCTCTCAATCCATCTAATCGCAAGTTGACCTGCTTTTGTAATACCTTCAGCATGGCGAACATCAAAATATCTAAAGTATTGATTACCGATAGCACCATAAGCACTATTCAAAGCAATCTTTCTTGCAAGTTGAATATTATGATTGGCTGCAATATCATTGAGTAATCTTTTATCGCCTGTCTCTTGATACATCTTTTTTGCTTCAATCATTTTCTTTTTGTATATTACTCGTTCTTTGTATAACTTATCCATCAACTCAGGCAAGAAACCTCGTTGAAGTGTATTGAACATAGCACCGTTTGGTGTAATAGTACAACTTTGTAAATCAGATAAATCTGCTTCTTGACTTAAAAACTTTTCTACTGAACAAGTATTAGGATTATGATTGACCATAGTCTCAGGTGAAATATTATATTGCATGATTAGATGTGGATACAAACTGTTCAAATCAAAACTACAAATCCAGTCATGAAAACCTACAATAGGATCTTTTACATATGCACCTTCATAACCACTAGACTTTTCATTTTCTTTTACAGCAGGACAAACTAATTTCTTCTCTTTGAGATAATTAAATATAATAGTATCCCACATACGAACTTGACCAAATACATCTTGATAATTTACTTTACCTTCATAAGCCATAGTCAAGTGTAAAGCAATCAACTGCATTTTATCTTCTAACTTATCAACTAGTTCAACATCTTGTATATTATATTCTACAAATAATTGATAATCGTTTTGATAGAACTCTTTGAAAGTATCATATGGATTTTCAGTTTTCTTTTCGCCTAATTCTACCTCACCTATATAATCTAGTTTATAACTTTCTTGTCTAACGAATGTGTGTTTACGATACAGATCAAGATAATCTAATACAGATACGCCTAATAAATCATAATACTTTTGTTCTTTATTAAAACCTTTAGCAGTTATTCTTGCACTATTAGAAGTTACGATACCCCAAGGACTAAACTGATTTAGATAATCATCACCCATAAGATATCGAAAACGATTCATTAAATAAGGAATATCAAAGAACTTTACATTCCAACCTGTTACGATATCAGGATTATAACTAGTCCAGAACTCTGTAAACTTTTGTACTAAATCTCTTTCAGTTGAACATCTAATATATCTAACATCAGCACGATCATTTACAAAATTACCACAACCAAAAACAAGAATACTTTTTCTTGCATGATCTTTTACAGTAATACAAATGATAGGTTCTTCTGCTCGATCAACATCAGGAAAACCATTTTCACTTTCACACTCAATATCAATTGTGATTAATCTTATCTGTTTGATATTCCAATCAACTTTACCTGGAAACTCATCTGCGATATATGGATATTGAAATCTTGTATTACCAAAATATTCAAAATTAGAAACATCTTTATACTCGTCAATCCATTGTTTCGCTTCATACATACTTTCAAAAGTCATTTTACCTACATCTCTGCCATCTAGTGTTTTGTAACCTGTATCTTTTTGAGCAGGTACAAATAGAGATGGTTTGTAGTTTACTTTGAACTTTTTGTGGCTGCCGTCATGGTTTACACCACGAACTAATAATCTGCCTTTATACGGCAGCACACTTGTATAAAATTTCACTAGATTTGAGTATTATTAAAATGTCTATTTAATGCACTTAGTTTAGATTCAGCAGATTCAATCTTGCTTACTAACTTATCCATTTCTTCTAACTGTTGTGGATGTTCACCTATACCCACAGAGTTGTCGAAATAAATTAATAAAGTAGCATATCCTGATGCTATGTCTGCCTCATACTTTTTTGCTAATGCTTTGAATAAAGCATTTTCTGTTTGATGATTTTTTGCCATTGTTCACTCCTAACATTATTATTATAACACATTAAAATAAGTTTGTAAAGCACTTAATCTAAACTATATTTTGTTGTGACCACATATTTTCTATCTGGATTTACCATTACATTTACTTTGCTCATAAACTCTCGATCAAATAAAATTGGTGTTCTATCCTCTCGATCATCTAAAGTAAATTCTGTTTCATACATACTGCCTAAAAATTCTACATTTAATTTTATGACATATCTAGTTTCTTCATAATCTCTTAAACCGCCTACTGATATTTCTTCAGTTCTTATTATGTCTGATGTGATTGTTTTATCTAATAAAGACCATGTAATCTTTTTACCTTTTACATCCATTTTGTCTGCATGAATAACTGACATACCTGAATTGCCAGTATCAAACTTGGCGATGATTTCACCAAATGGTTTGATAGTTACAATCTCTTTATAACCACATTCACCAGGCACTTTGACCCAATTCTTTTTGTCAGCAAAAAATTCTAATATCTCTTTACTAATATTTCGACCAGTTGCTTCTTCCATACCTTCAGTACCAGGTGATGAGTTTACTTCAATTATAAATGGTGGTTCTTTTGTTCTATTTTTGCTTGGTATAAAATCAACAGCAGTCCATAATCCATTTACTGCCTTTGCAGCTTTTAAACTTTCTTCTATTTCTAATTCTGTTAGTTCTAATTTTTGTGGTTTAGAACCTTGCGATACATTTGATCTAAAGTCACCTTCGATCACAGGTCGTTTCATTGTAGATAAAACTTTACCGCCTAATACTAAAACTCTAGCATCATAATCTGTTTTAATATATTCTTGTAAAAGTAAATCAGCATCTTCGTCTTGTTTATGTATCAACTGAACAATACTATCTAATGCTTTTGCTGATTCTACAAATAAAACACCAACACCTTTTGACCCTCTTAGTGTTTTAAGTATAATAGGATATTGTGTATTTAAATTTTCAAATGCCTGTTCAGAATTATCAGGATCATTTATTAGATGTGTTACAGGTTGTTTGACACCATAATCTGCAAGTCTTAATGCTGTTCTATACTTGTCAGCACATATATTAATTGTTTGCCTACTATTAACCACACAGATACTATGTTTTTCTAATAGTGAAACTATATCCATCCAACTATCTTTTCTAGTTACAGAACCACGAACAATAGCAATCGTGTCTTTACCAGATACTTCAAAACCTTTTTCATCATCTTTATTATGAAGTCTTAAACTACCTTCTGGACTTGTAGTATAACCACCTGTTAGTTTATATAGATAATATTTCCAACCTAACTTTTCTGCTTCTTCTTTTAAACGATCAGCAGTATGAAAAGTTTTTGCCTTTTCAGGCTCATCTGTAACTACGAGTAGTTTGTATTTGCCATTCTCTGGCGCTTCAGTTATAAACTCTCTAAACTTCGGTGCCTTCATCTTCGACTTTTTTACCTATGTTATATTTTGCTTGTAGATCCCAATCACCTTTTTCTTTGAATGATAAAACTTTGATCTGTGATAATGGTGCTTTCTTTTCAGCAACTGTATTATTGATTATAGCAATCAATCCCCAATCACCTAATAGTTGAGCAATCGTATTTCTTCTTTCAATATCATTGTCTGTTAAGTTTGCTTCTTTACCATCTAATGCAAATAGTTCTTTAAAATGCACTATAAAATATCTACCTTGTTTATGTAGAATATGACATGATTGAAATAATTTTTTATCTTTTCTAGAGGCAACACCAATTCTAGTTAGTGTCTCACGAACCTTTAAAAAATCGTCTGGTTCTTTCAATTGAACTTCCAGCATATTTTCTGGATGCCAATTATTATCTAATTCGTTCATTTTGTCCCACCTTTATATAATTTTTCCTTGATGATTTTTATCTCATCTTTGGTGAGTATATCAAGAGCGGCTTTTGCTTTATCATTACTATAACCATAATACTCTTTTACACACTCAATTTCTTTTAGTTTACTCGCCCTTAAAAACGGACTATACCGCTTCTTAGTTCTAATACTATTTAGTAGAAATTGAAATTGCATATCTTTATCTAAGAAATGGTTTCTATTCATTTCATTGACAAACATTACGGTGTCTGAAAAAGCAGATAATAACTTATTCACGATAAAAGCAGGATACTTTTTCTGCCATAACTCATCTTCGGACTTCATCAAGTCTTTTTTTGTGAAGTTTATGGCGTTTAAGTATTCTTTTAATTCGTAACTCATTTCGAATTGCCTACATAAGTCCAACCAGTAAA